AATAGATGCCTTTGATAAAATTTTAGCCTTTAACGGTGTTTCTTTAAAATTATTCTTTAAAACGTTACAACCTTTGGAGTTCGTAGATTTAGAAAACGCACAAAACGAAGAACAAGTTGCTGAAGAAACAGGAACGGAATTAAGCAAAGATTTTAAGATAGCTGAAGCGTTAATTAATTTAGGCGAAGACGAACCCGAAAATTCAATTCTAATAGACGAATACGAGGTAGATTATGATTCGGACGACAAAGAGAACGAAACGCTTTCTAAAGAGCCAAAACAGTCCTTTTTAAGCAGATTAGTAAACTTAGTTTCAACTGGCGACAATAGACCTAATATTTCAAGTAAGCAAGACGAAGTAATTGAAGGTATTAAATTCATAACTCGATACGTTTACGCTGGTAAAACAAGTGCGGATAGTAGAGAATTTTGTCGTAGAATGGTAGCGGCTAATAAGATTTACCGTAAAGAAGATATTATTAAAATGGGTTCTGAAGTAGTAAACAAAGGTTGGGGACCTCGAGGTGCGGACACATATTCAATTTGGTTCTATAAAGGTGGTGGTAATTGTAACCACCGTTGGAATAAACGAGTTTACGCTACATTTAGCGGTAAAGCAATTGACGTTAATAGTACGGAATTAAAACAAGTTGCCGTTAAGAAAGCTGAAAAATTAGGATACGTTGTAAAGAACGATTCAAAAGTTAGTCAATTACCTAAGGATATGCCAAATAACGGATTTTTACCAACTAATAAAATATACGGGGAATAATGGCTGAAGCTTTACTCATAACACGACAAGACGTTGTTAAGTTCACTGCAATGAATGGCAACGTGGACACTGACAATTTTATTCAGTACGTCAAAATAGCACAAGACATTCACATTCAAAATTACTTAGGTACTGATTTACTTGAAAAATTAAAGTCCGAAATTATTTTAGCGGCTTCAGGAATACCGACAGCAATTACAATAAGCAATCAAGGAACGGGATATACTACGGGAACTGCTATAAATACAACAAGCGCAACGGGAACGGGTCTAAAATTAAATATTACGGCGGCTGGTGGTTTAATTACTGCGGCTACAATTAACACGGCTGGCACTGGTTATAAAGTAGGAAATACGGCAACGGTAACGGGCGGCACAAATGGAGCGGTTACAATAAGTTCAATTTACACAATACCAACTGATTACAATAATCTTTTGGTTAACTATGTAAAACAAATGCTTATACACTGGGCAATGGTTGAATATTTACCTTTTGCGGCTTATACAATAGCGAACAAAGGGGTGTACAAACACAATTCAGAAAACGCTACGAACGTTGAAAAAGTAGAAATTGATTTCTTAATAGAAAAAGAGCGTTCTATTGCACAGCATTATACTGAAAGATTCATTGATTATATATCATTTAACAACGATTTATTTCCTGAATACAATTCTAATTCAAACGGGGATATGTATCCGGATACAAATAACAATTATACTGGCTGGTATTTATGAAGAATTACAAACCAAAAGACGAAAACATAAAGAAATTATTAACCTATTTAAGTAAGCAAAATGGCAAACGTAAAGATAAGTCAATTAACGGCAAAGGGAAGTAATATAGTTGCTACCGATCGTTTTGCAATTGCACAAGACGATGGAGGTGGTACGTTTTCAAGTAAGTACGTAACGGGCGCGCAAGTATTCAATAAAACAATGGTTACTTATTCGGCTGTGTTAAACAACTTAACTTTATCGGATGCTAATAAAATTATAAAAACGGATCGCGGTACGGCAAATGATTTACGTATTCCGTTAAATTCAAGCCATGCGTTTCCGATAGGTACGGAAATGATTATATTTCAACATGGTGCGGGACAAACAACTATCGCTGGAACTGCTGGAGTTACATTACATTCAACAGGCGGTAAAACTAAAACAACGGGACAATATTCGGTTGCAACGTTAATAAAGGTAGGTACCGATGAATGGGTTTTATTTGGAGACATAACAACTTAGAAAAATGGCAAATGCAAATGGATGGGGCGACGGTGCTTCAAATAATAATATAGGATGGGGACAAGGTGCAAACAACGCGATTGGTTGGGGTGATATTCACGCTGATAGTTGGGCAGGTTTAACGGATATTGTAGGTATTACAACGCCACCCGTTGACCCCGACGCACAAGCATTTATAACAGCGGCTGCAATAACAGACGCAACACAACAAAGTGCTATTAATACTTTGGTAACTGACTTAAAAGGTTATAATATTTGGACTAAGTTTAAAGCAATTTATCCAATAGTTGGTGGTAGTGCTTCGTCTCATGCGGTAAACCTTAAAACTCCAGGGACTTATAATTTAAGTTTTGCAACGGGTGTTACTCATTCAGCAAATGGGATGCTTGGAAATGGTTCAACTGGTTATGCAAACAGTAATTTTAACCCAAATCTAAACGGTGCAACATTAAATAGTCATCATGTTAGTTTTTATTCAAGAACAAATTCAAACGGGACTGAAGTAGAGTTTGGAACGGCTGCTGCTGGGAATCAAACACTTTTAGAAATTAGAACAAGTGGAACGACTTATGCAGCTATTAATTCAGCTCCAACTTATATTACTTTTGCAGACACTGATTCAAGAGGTTTTTATGTAGCAAACAGAACGGCTTCAAATGTTCTTAATGTTTTTAGAAATTCAACTAAAAGAGTTACAGGAGCAACAGCAAGTTCAGCTTTGCCAAATGCAAATTATTTTATTCTTGCTTGGAATAATGTAACGCCTCAATATTATAGTTTAAAACAATGCGCCTTTGCTTCAATTGGAGACGGCTTAACAGATACGGACGCAGCTAACTTTTATACAGCAGTACAAGCATTTCAAACAACACTAAGCAGACAAGTATAATGGAAGGAAGAATAGTAACAACAGAACAAGCTCAAGAATTACAAGGAGTATTCTTTGATGCGGACACATTTTTTAACTTTGTTCAAGATATTAATGATGTGTATTTTTTATTCTTAAGTGAACAGGACGAGGCAGATATTGCACCAACTGAATATGCATATTTATTAGATATTCCTTTGAGTCCGTTCGAGCCTAAGCCTTCACCTTTTCCACCAATTGAAAACTAATTATGAAAATGATACCTATTACACAATTTATTGAAGTGATAAAAAAACAAGGCGCGGTCGGAGTACTTGCGTTATGGTTAGCTTATACCCATTTTGAAGTACAAGACGTTAAAGACCGTTTATACAACTGTTTAGATAAAAACGAATATTACAATAGAAAACCTATTGAAGAGAAACAACCGACTTTACCAAGTGTAAAAAGTGATACGGTTGCGGTAATTGAAAATAAAAGCCGTAAATTAGCGAAAAAATAATTTATGACAAACGTAAAGAATTACACAGATAAACAACTTTTAGACAAGGCAAAGAGTTTACCTACGTTTAAATATATTCCAGCTGGTATATGGCTTTTATTTGTACGTTCAAACGAAGATGCTAATAATGTTTTTGACGATAAAGTGTATATCTTTAAAAGCGAAGCCTTTCAGTTTGTTACTTCATGCACAACAAACAAAGGAAACAAGGGAACGGCTGTAATGGAGTTTGATCGTTGGAATTATGACTCACACGCTTACGGACTTCACAGAGGCAAAATGGAGGCACTTAGACAAATAAAAGGTGTTCCATATCGTAGAGACTTTACAAACGACCTTAAAACGAATCCCACTACTGAAATAAAAACGGATATTATTTTTATGAATATTCACGGCGCAACTTACAATAAAGGCAGTCAACAGGTAGCTACTCAAATTGGTGGTTGGTCTGAAGGGTGTTTAGTATTAAATAATAACCCAGATTACGAAAGAATGGTAAAACTTGCAAAAGATTACCCAAGTATTTCAACTTGTTTAATAAATGAATTTTAAAAATGGCAAAGAAAAAAATTACAATTGACACGGATAATTTAGACGTGAATTTAGAAAAAGACGGAACGAGCTTAAAAGTAGATATTGACACAAAGAATGTAGATATTAAAATAGTACGTGACGAAATAAACAAAGAATTTAATTTAGATTCTAAAAACATTGATATAGATATTAAAAAGACGCCCGACGGTG